GACGGGCGCGATCCCGGCGATGGCAGCGCGTTGTTTGCCCTGCCACGCGATTTCATCCGGTTGCTGTCACTCGAAAATGAGGGTGGCAAAATCACCCGGTTCGAACTACGCGACCGGGCCGTGCTGTGTGCGGGGGAAACAGCACATCTTTCCTATGTGGCCCGACTGGCCGAGGGCAGTTTTCCGCCGTGGTTTGATCTGGCCCTGATTGCGCGGCTGGCAGCGGAATTTTGCCTGCCGCTGACCGAAAGCAGTGCCAGGGCGGAATATCTGTTCAAGCGATCGGAAGACCAGTTTCGCGAAGCCCGCCTTGCCGATGCCCAGCAATCCACCCCGCATGCGATTGATGATTTTTCACTGATATCGGCCCGCGGATAGCCTCACAGATGGGCAGGGGGAAAGACAGCCACGGATCGCTTGCGCGGCGATGACAGGGGCCACAACCGATACATGGAACGAACGTTAGTTCGGCAGAGGCGGGGAACCTGATCCGCAAGTTCATCATCATACGCGACAGTCAAGCAGGGAGCGGCCAATGGCCCGCAGGGTTCTTGAGAAAAACACCTTTTCGACCGGGGAACTGGCACCGGAATTGTGGGGGCGTTCGGATCTGAATGCCTATGCCAACGGGGCGGCACGTTTGCGCAATGTGTTTATCGAGCCGTCCGGCGGGGTAAGGCGCCGTCCGGGCACGCGCCTTGTTGGCGAGCTTGACGGGCCGGTGCGTCTTGTTCAGTTCGAATTCAATACCGAACAGACCTATATCCTGGCCTTTGGCGATCAGAAGGCCTTTGTGTTTGAAAACGGGGTCAATACCGTATGGTTTGAAACCCCGTTCGGGCCGGAACATCATGATCTTTTGAACTGGACGCAAAGTGCCGATACGCTTCTGGTGGTTCATCCCGATGCCCCGCCGGTGCGTATCAGCCGCACACAGGCCGGAAGCTGGCAGGTAACGTCCTGGGCCTGGCGGGCAACCGATCTGGTCACAAGCCAGCCGTTTTACAAATTCATCGACCCGGCAGCGACCATCACACCATCCGCCACCAGCGGATCGGTGACCCTTGTTGCCAGCATGGATATGTTTGACGCCAACCATGTCGGGACCCTGTGGCGGATTGCCGGGGTCGAGGGCGAAATAACCGCCGTTGGCGACGTCCAAACCGCGACCATGACCCTTAAGGGCAGTCTGGCGGATAGCAATGCCACGGTCGATTTTGCCGAGCAGGCCTTTTCGGATGTGCGTGGCTGGCCGCGCAGCGTGACATTCCATCAGGATCGGCTGGTGATTGGCGGGTCACGTGATTTGCCCAACCGGCTGTGGATGTCGCATTCGGGGGATCTGTTCAATTTCGAACTGGGCGAGGGGCTGGATGACGAGGCGATTGAATTCGCCCTTCTGGCCGATCAGGTCAATGCGATCACCGGGATTTTTGCCGGTCGCCATCTTCAGGTCTTTACCAGCGGATCGGAATGGATGGTGACGGGGGATCCCCTGACACCGGCCAATATTCAGGTAACCCGTCAAACCCGGATCGGCAGTCAAAGCCATCGCACCGTGCCATTGGTCAATATTGACGGGGCGACGGTATTTGCCGGGCGCAGCGGGCGCGAAATTCGCGAATTCCTGTTTACCGATGTCGAGCAGGCCTATGGATCGGCCGATCTGGCATTGCTGTCACGTCATCTGGTCAAGGACCCGATTGATCAGGCCTTTGATGCCAATCGACGGTTGTTGCATGTGGTGATGGCAGATGGATCGCTTGCCACCCTGACCCTTTACCGGTCCGAGACCATCACCGCCTGGTCGGCACAGCAGGTGGCGGGGTGTGATTTTACATCGGTCGCGGTGTCGGGCGGGGATGTCTATATCAGCCTGAAATGCGGGGATCGATACTTCCTGGCCCTGTTTGATGAGGCATGCGGGTTTGACCTGCAAATCAGCCAGTCGGTCCAAACGGGCGATGAACCGCGCCGGCATTGGGGGCAGCTCGGCGCGCTTGAAGGGATGGAAATCAATGCCTGGGGCGATGGTATTCTGATTCCCGGGCTTGCGGTGGCGGGCGGCACGGTGACGTTACCCGGCGATGTCGGGGCAGTCACGACACTTGATGCCGGTTTGGCCTTTACCCATGAAATCTTTGCCCTGCCACCGGCGGCATCGGATGGCAGCCGCCCGCATGGGGGCAATGCGGTGCGTCTGGTGTCGCTGACCTTGCGGCTGCAACAAAGCGGGCAGCTTCGTGTGGATACCGGGCGGGGGCTGCGCGATGTCGCATTGCCGGTGTCGCCGAATGATCCGGACGGGCTTTATAGCGGGGATATCACATTGCGAAGTCTTGGATGGCGGCGCGGAAGCGGGGGGACCATCCATTCGGGTTTATGGCGGATTGCCGGGGATTTTCCCCGGCCTTTTTTATTGCTGGGATGTGCATCGGAAATGGGGGTGAATGACTGATGGGTGGCTTTACATCAATCGTGCCGATGGCGGCATCGGCCTTGCAGACCGGACAACAGATCCAGGCCAATCAGGCCAGTACGCAAAGCCGGATTGCCATGCTTGATGCTGATCGTAAGGCGGAACTGGCCGAAATCGACGCAAACCAAAAACAAAAGGATGCCGATCGCCAAGATGCCCTGCGCCGCAGGCAGGCGACCCTGCGCGCCAGACAGGGGGCATCGGGACTGATGGCCGGTGGCAGCGGATCTGCCAGTGCGGTGCTGGCCGGTTATGAAAAGGCCGCGCGCGACGATCAGCAGGCAGATGCGTCCGAGGCCAGTCGCAAACGCAATCAGATCAATGCCAGTGCAAGCTGGCGCGAAAAGTCGCTGTTGCGCACCGCACAGGATGATACGACCGCCCGGCTGAGTGCCTGGTTCGCGCGGCGTGACGGGTTGGGGGGATAAGGATATGGGAACGGTCTTTACCAATCAGATGACCGCATCACGCCAGTTCGAAGGCGATGGGGCACGCGATGAATTTCCATTCGATTTTGACGTGTTTGACAGCGGCGATGTCGCAATCAGTCTTGATGGCGAAACAGTCGAGACCGGGTTTCACGTCACCCTTGGCCGATCAGGGACAGGGGCGGGATCGACGGCGGCCAGGGGGGCGGCCAGGGGGGCGGGCGGTATCGTCAAATTTGAAACCGCACCGGCATCGGGTGTTCGGATCGATATTGCACGGTCCTTGCGGTTGCGCCGACTGAGTTCCTATGACGCCATGTCGGTACCGCGCGGCGATGCGATTGACCGTGATCTTGATTTTGTGACCGTGGCAATCGGCGATATTGACCGGGCGCTTTCGGGGGCCTTGCACCTTGATGCGGCCGATCGCGATCAGGCATCGGCGAAACTTCCGGCGATCGCGCCGGGGCGTGTTCTGATCTGGAATGACGAGGGGGATGGTCTTGCCAATGGCCCGGATGCCGGGGATATCGCCAATGTGGCCGGCAATGCGACCCTTGCGCAGGCGGCGGCCAATCGGGCGGAGGCCGCCGATGCCCGGTCGCAAACAGCCCTGGCATCCTTTGGGCGTGATCATGCCGGTGCGATGCTTGATCTTGATTTTCGCAGCGGCAATGCCCTGAGTTGGGAGGATGAGCGCCGCCAGCCGGTGATTGATGCACCCTTGAACCGGATCATGGATATCCGTGAAACCGGCGCATTGGTGCGATTGTCAAACGGGGCGCGGGTGACATTGCCCGACGCATCGATTGCGCGCAACGGGGTGCGTTATCGCCTGTTTAACGGGGATGGCACACAGGTCGATATCGCAGCGGCCAGCGGGGATGTGATTGCACCGGTTCATGGCGGGGCAGAAGGCGGGATTTATCCGCTGCCGATCCGGGGGGATATGGTTGATCTTGTCTGTGACGGGATTACCGGCGGGCGGTGGTTTGCCTGTCCGGTGCGCGAAAGCGGACCGGTCGTCAAGCTGTTGCGTACCGCATCGCAAAGCATCCCGGCCGGGGGTGCCTTCCTGATTGAATGGGATCAGGTGGTCGAAGACAGCCACGGGCTTTATGACGCCGCCAGTCATGGTCTGACCGGGATGGCGCCGGGATTTTACCATATCGATGTCGGGGTGAGTTTCCCGGTCACCAGCGAAGCGGTGATGACCACCCTGTCACTTGAACGGTTCAATGGCACGGACTGGAACATCCATCTGCAATCCAATGACATCACCGCGACCGGAAGCGGCGCCAATCACAGCTTGCGGCTTGGCGGTGTGGTGCGCATTGCCCCGGGCGGGGCAAGCGGGCTCAGGATCCGGTTGCGCCACAGCGATGATGTGACCCGCATGATCGCGGCCAGTGATCTTCTGAGCTGGTGGCATCTGCACCGCATTGGCGGGTAGCAAAGCCTTTGTGGCGAGATTGCTTGCCTGCTTACCTGTTTGCCTGGGGGCCGGGCAGAAATTCCTGATTTGATTTCAAGGAGATGCATCCAATGGGATTGCGCTATCAGCCACTTGCGGCCGCCATGACGGTGGCGCGGGCATCAAGCAAAATGATCGGCGGTGAAAACGGATTGATCACGACCCTTGGCAATGATCAGCCGGGGTTCGATCATGACCGGCTTGGCCGACGCAAGGGACTTTTGATTGAGGGGGCGGCAACCAACTTGCTGCGCTATTCCCGCGATTTTTCCAATGCACTTTGGGAAAGGAACGCCGGTGTAAGTGTTGCGCCAAGTGCGGTTGCCGCCCCGGATGGCAGTTCGGACGCCATGTTGCTTGACCTTCCGGGCGGGGCGGATGGCCTTTATCAGAATGTCGGATCGCTGATCAGTGGGGATGTCTATTGTTTTGCCATCTGGATGCGCGCGGTTTCGGGAACGGTTGATGTCACCCTTGGCGGGATCAACGGGCCATCAAGCCATAACATCAGTCTTGATGAAACCTGGCAACGTGTGTGGATCTCTGAACCGGCATCGGGCACCACACGATATCCGAAGATCAGTACGGCGATCTCGAACCTTCCGGCATCGGTCTTGATCTGGAATGCGCAGCTTGAAGCCGGACCCGCGCCGACATCCGATATCATCAGCAACGGCATCCCGGCATCGCGGGCCGCCGATAATGTGACGCTTGATCCGGCTGACTGGTTTGCGCAAGGGGCGGGGACAATGGTGTTTGATCTGCATACTGCCCCGGCATGGGCTGGCATTTGGCGCATCGCACAGCTTTATTCCGGCAGTCTCAATGATGATCATCTTGATCTTGGCTATGACAGCGATGCCGGTCAGTTGCGCATATCCTTGCGCCGGGATGGTGTGCCGATCGTTACCCAGTCGCTTTACGGGGTGCTGTCACCAGATACCCGCCATCGCATTGCGCTGGCCTGGGAGGATGACGTTATTGCCGTGGCCCTTGGCGGCAGCGTTCTGAAAACCCCGTCGGGCTTTGCTATGCCGCGCAATTTTTCCAATATCGTGCTGGGATCCTTTGGCGGAACGGACAAGCATATCAACGGCTACCTGCGCAATCTGGCCTACTGGCCGGTGAGGCTTTCGGATGCGCGCCTGTCTGATCTTTCGGTGGTGTAGCCCATGGGGATGGCCAGTAAAACTGACCCCATTGCCGCCCTTCGCGCCCGCCTTTTGGCCGAGCTCCCCGATGATATTGCACAGGCGCGTGATGCCTATCATCGGCTGGCTGGCGAGGCCGCAGGCATCATGGATGCCAAGGAGTTTTCCACCCATCAAGGGGCCTGCAAAGCAGCCCTTGGTCATCTTGAAAGTCTGATCAAGTTGCTGCGCTGGGCGTGTGATGGGGCGGATCAGGCGGGCGGTGATGAATCTGGCGATACGGAAGGTGGCAGCGCGGTCGAAAACCTGATTGCCGAGGCCCGGCGCACGCTTAGGCCATCGTGATCATGTGCCCTGCTTGCGGGGCATTCGTGGGATTGGAGGGACGAGGCAAGATGGGCTCCCGCCGTCGCGGGAGCGAGACGGGGTGATTTCCACGCGCGCGATATGATATCGCGATTGCAGAAACGGCTGATACCAATATATAATACATATTGGTATCAAGGAGGTCGATCATGGCGCGCAATACATCAGTTTCGCTGGGTGAGCATTTTAACGGTTTTATTGACGGACAGGTCAAGTCGGGGCGTTACGGGTCTGCCAGTGATGTTGTGCGGGCGGGATTGCGACTTTTGGAAGAGCATGAGGCGAAAGTTAAAGCCCTTCAGGAAGCCTTGATCGATGGTGAACAATCCGGGCCCGCCAAACCGTTTGACGGGGATGCGTTTCTGGCCCGTATGAAAGCCGAGCATGGCGGTTAATGCGCGATATCGCCTTACACCGCGGGCGGAGGCCGATCTTGAAGATATCTGGCGATACACGCATCGACGCTGGTCGGTGACCCAGGCCGATAAATATTCCGAGATTTTCTGGGGGTGTTTTCTGAGCTGGCTGCATCAAAGCGCATCGGGCAGAAATGCGATGTGCGAGACGGCTATTTCAAAATCCCGGTTGGGGCGCATGTGATTTATTACCGGCAGGCAAGTGATGCCATTGAGGTTGTCCGCGTTCTGCATGGGCGGATGGATGTAAACCGGCATCTTTGACCTTTGATTGCCGGTCAGTTTTACTCAGAAATATCAGATATTGCTGCCTCCTAGAGGCAAGGTCACCGGCCAGTTGAACTGGCGGCGTGATTGGTCATGGCTGTTTGCCAGATGCGCGATAGACGCGCTGATTTATAGTGCCGACAGGAGGGCGGGATGATACCAAGTACTCAAACTGCCCGGTTTGCGGAATTTGTCTGGATCTGGGATCAGGTTCTGGGGCTTGGCTTGCCATCCCATCATCGGAAAATGGCCGACTGGCTGGAGGAATGCTGGAACGCCGGGCGGCGCGAGATGTTGCTGATGGCGTTTCGCAATTCCGGGAAATCAACCATTGTCGGGCTGTTTTGTGCCTGGTTGCTCTATCGCGATGCCGATTTGCGCATTCTGGTTCTTGCGGCCGACCTTGATCTGGCCAAAAAGATGGTGCGCAACGTCAAACGCATTGTCGAACGCCACCCGTTATTGGCGGGGCTTGTGCCCGACCGTCTGACCGACTGGGGCAGTGAACGGTTCACCGTGGCGCGGCCCGGTGTGTTGCGCGATCCGTCCATGCAGGCTGTTGGCATTGGCGGCAATATCACCGGATCGCGCGCCGATATCGTGATTTGTGATGATGTCGAAGTTCCCAAAAACAGCGATACCGCCCATAAACGAAGCGAGCTTCGCGAAAAACTGTCCGAGATTTCCTATGTCCTGTCGCCCGGCGGCGCACAGCTTTATGTCGGAACCCCGCACAGTTACTATTCGATCTATGCCGATGAAATGCGCCCGGAAACCGGCGAGGTCGCGCCATTTTTAAATGGTTTCTCACGTTTTGTGCTGCCCATCGTCAATAAGCATGGGGCATCAAACTGGCCCGAACGGTTTGATCAGGCGGCAATCGCCGCGATCAGGGCGCGCACGCCAGCCCACAAGTTTCAAAGCCAGATGATGCTTGAAATGGTTGCCCCCAATGCCGGGCCGTTTGATCCGGCGCGGTTGCATTATTACGACGATCTGGCCGAAATCGAATATGCCAATGGCCGGATGCGGCTTGGCATCGGGGATCGCACCATGGTCGCCAGTGCTTGCCACTTTGATCCGAGCTTCGGCGCGGCCAAGGGCGACGGGGCGGTGGTGGCCTGCGTCTATATTTGTGATCAGGGGGAATACTGGCTTCATGATATCGCCTGGTTGCGGGCAACCAGCCCGCTTGAGGGCGGGCAAAAAGGCGATACCCCGTGGCGTGACGAGGCAAGCCAGCTTTGTGCGCAGGTCGGGGCATTCATGGCGCGCAACCATCTGCCATCGGTGCGGATCGAGACCAATGGCATCGGGCGGTTTTTGCCCAATATCCTGCGGCGCGAACTTAAAGCGATCGGCTGGGCGGCAAGCGTCGTAGAACATTATGAAGCCACCAACAAGGTGACCCGGATCGAGGATGCCTTTGGCGCGGTGATGGGGGCGGGGCTGCTTCATGTCGGGGCGGCCGTGGTCAAAACGCCGTTCCTGCGACAGTTGCGCGAATGGCATCCCGCCAGTTCTGGTCATGATCGTGCCGGGCATAATCGTGTTGGCCATGATGACGGGCTTGATGCGGTGGCGGGATGCATTTTGGCCGAACCGGTCCGTTTGCCGCGGGTCGATATGCCGCTGCTTCGGGCCGACTGGCGGCGAAATGGCGGGGCTTTCCGGGCGGAAAACCGTTTCAATCCGTAAAGGTCGGCTTGGAAACCCTGACGGGAGAAAAAAACTTTCTCGCAATGCCAAGTAGTTAGCCCGGCGGTGTATCACATTTGTGAAATATTCATGGAATTTTCAGCTTTGATCCCTACGTTTATTATATGAAAGAATAGTAGAGAGATTTTAAACCTATACCAAAGCGTAGAGTGCGCCGCGCAAAACAAGTTTATAAACCCGGAAACGGCCAGATCGATTTGTTGATCAATTTAGCAGTCCAGGACAACAAGACGCCCCTGTGGGCGCACCTGACTGTCAGGAGGCCTGACCATGTGGAAGAAACTAAGCTTGATGGCTGTAATGGCAGGTGCCGTTGCAGTTGCGATCCCGGAAACACAGGCGTCTCCGGTTTGTGGTGACCGCAGCAAGGTTATCGACAGCCTGAGTGCCAAATATTCCGAGGAACCGGTTGCGGTTGGCGTTACCTCGAACGGTGGCGTGATCGAGGTGCTCAAGGCACCGGACGGGCAGACATGGACGATCCTGTTTACCTATCCGTCCGGGCCAAGTTGCCTGGTGGCCTCCGGCGAGGCCTGGCAGGATCTTGAAGCAAAGATCAAGGGACCTGCAGCCTAGGACTGCCTCTGCCTTTCGGGGCCGTGATCAACGGTCTTCCTTGGCTTGGGAACCAGTCACGGTCACTGGTACGGTTACTGGCACTGGTACTGGCACACGCACAGGAATGGCGCCGGATGGCGCCCGGATGATGCCAGAACGGGACAGAGACTGCGCATGGATGGTGCGGCCTGATCGGTGCACCCCGCCTATACAAGTTTTATGCCGATCATCTAAGCCGGGGGTGTTGCCCCGGTCGTGATGACCTCCTTGAACTGACCTGCAAACCAACCGGTTTGCGGGTCTTTTTTTTATCGAAATCACGAGGCCCCGGAACATGACCGAGCTTGCCCAGCCTGTCGATGTGATCTGGTGGATCACCGCGGTCGAAATTCCGGCTGTGGCCAGCCTGTTCTGGCTGCATTGGCGGATGCGATCGGAATTGCTGACCCGGATCGAGGATCAGCGCAGCCGCCATGATGCCGATTGCGGCGATCTGCGCGCCGATCTTGCCGACTTCAAGCTTGATGTGGCGCGCAACTATGTCTCGATCCCGTATCTCAAGGACATTGAAAAGCGCCTGACGGGGCATTTGCTCCGGATCGAGGCCAAACTTGACAGCCCGCTTAAAAAGGAACCGGTCCATGACTGATCTTATGACCCGCCCGATTGTTGAACCCGAAACATTGCCGGATGCCGAAATCCTGGCCCGAACGCTTTATGGCGAGGCCCGCGGCGAAGACCTTGCCGGGATCGAGGCGGTGGCATCGGTGATCCTCAATCGTGTGGCCTTTGCGCGCAAACGCGGGCGCTATTGGTGGGGCAATGACATCAGATCGGTGTGCCTTAAATCCGGTCAGTTTTCCTGCTGGAACGCCAGTGATCCCAACCGCAAGAAATTGCTGGCGATCAACCCGCGCGATCCGGCCTATCGGCTGTGCAAACGCATCGCCAAGCGCGCGGTGGCGGGTGATCTTGCGGATCAGACCGACGGGGCGACGCATTATCACACCCATGCGGTTGATCCCTATTGGGCGCGCGGGCAGGTGCCGGTTGCAGAGATCGGCCATCACATATTTTACAAGAATATCGGCTAGAGGAGGTATCACGTGATCCCGGCATTGCTTGCCCAGATCGGCCTGCCGCTTTTGATCAAGGCGGTGGGTGCGGGGCTTGATCATATCGACAATCCGATCGCCAAAACCGCCGCCGAGGGCCTTAAACAGGTAGAAGAAGCTGTCAGCAAAGGCGATGTCACACCGGCACAAATCCTTGAAGCCAACCGCCACACCGAACGCATGGCCGAAATCGAACTGGCCCGCGATACCGAAACGCTGAAATCGGTCAATCGCACCATCCGAACCGAAGTCGCCAGCGAAGATGCGTTCGTGCGGCGCTGGCGTCCCAGCTTTGGCTATGCCGTCGCACTCACCTGGATCATGACCATGGGCGCCATCGCCTATGCGATCATCCTGACCCCACTTCAGGCCCCGGCGATCATCGCCGCACTGGTCAATACCAGCCCGATCTGGGGCATTGCGCTTGGGGTGTTGGGGGTGAGTGTGGTTAAGAGGAGTGCGGATAAGAAGATTACGTGATTTCGAATATTTCGATTGTTTCGAATATTGCGTTTGTGAGGGCGGTGTCTTATATATTGGGCACCCCGTTTGATCAGATGCGGAAGGGGGGATGTCGCGGGAAATGGAGAATGCGCAATGTCGGCAATACGAAAAGATGATTTTGGTGGCCGCTTGCCAACGCAGATCGAAAGCGCAACAGCCGACCAGCTTCGCCAGATTATTGCCTCTCAGGCAAAGGATGGCGAGGATACCAAGCTGACTGTGATGCGTGGAGAGGGCGGGGCGGAAACCATCACCCTCAGTCCGGCCCTGACCGAAAGCCTGATGAATTTGTTGCGCCTTGTTTCTGGCCGTCAGGGTTTTCAGATGATCCCGCTGTCGGCGGAGCTGACGACACAACAGGCGGCAGATCTGCTGAATGTGTCGCGGCCCTATTTGATCAAGCTGCTTGAAGCGGGCGATATCCCGTATGCGACCGTTGGACGGCATCGCCGGATCAAGGCAGAGGATTTGTTTGCTTACAAGGAAGTCCGGGACGCTCGACGCGCCGCTGCTCTGTCCGAGATGGCAGAGAGGGACGCAGATTTGATCCTCAAGGGATATTAATCCGCCATGACATACCGGTCAGACCATTTTACAGCCCTATTGGATGCATGTGTTCTGGCTGGTGTGTTCAAGCGAAATTTGTTGCTGAGTCTTGCAGAGACAGAGCTGTTTCGCCCGCGTTGGAGTTCTATGATCCTTGATGAGATGGAGCGGGCAATCGCGAAAATCACAAATGGCGAAGTTGATGCCGCGAAGGAGCGTGAGAGTGTAGAAAGCGCTTTCGAAGACGCGTGCGTAGCTGACTTCGAACGGTTTATTCCGGCCATAAACCTGCCTGACCCGGATGATCGCCATGTCCTGGCTGCGGCGGTGGCAACACATGCTCAAGTTCTGGTGACAGATAATCTAAAAGATTTTCCGGCAGAAGAACTTGGCAGGTTCTCAATCGAACCGAAATCACTCGATGATTTCATTGCGGATACGATTACACTGCATGAACACACAGCTTTCTCAGCCCTTAGAAAAATGCGGAAACGTTTCAAAAACCCAGCTTTGTCAACGAGCGTGATCATTCAAACTGCTGAAAGCCAAGGTTTGCTGAAAACCGCGCTTCTGATGAAGGAATATGAGCAATATTGGTGATCGTCACGCAGGTCATCTGGTGTGCTTTAGAAATGTGTCAATATCTTCGGGTGCATACCCCAATAACTCCCCCATCCGCGCTGAATCGGCGTCGTGATCCTTGACCGTTCCGGCGCATAAATTGCGCGACATGATCAGGGCTTCTTCGATCCGCCATT